CCTCGCCGTAAAGAAAAGCCAGTGCGTGAAGCCCTTTACCGAGTGGGAGGCAGCGTGAAGTTCACAACTGAGCGCCGTAACCAGTGGCTAAAGCTTGTAAAGGACGGGGCAAGCCAAGAGGACGCGAACCGGCAGGTCAAGGTCAGTCCAATCACGATCAGCCGATGGTTGAAAGCTGGTCGTGAGGCAACTGAGGGTCCGCAGTTTGAGTTTGCCCAGGCGGTTGACTCGTTGCCAAAGCGCCGTCGGCAACCAACTCCAGCGCAGTTGGTGGTGAAGCAGCGCACTGGCCGGCTAAGTGAAGCGGATTTGGTGATGTTGTTGGAGGAAGCAGCTACGGACTTGAACGTGCAAGCAATTCGCTTGTTACTTGAGCGACCGTGGGAGCAAGGGGATGAAGAAGAAGCAAAGCAAGGCCCGTCGATCTTCGACGAGCTTGCAGCACTCCGAGTCAGCAAGACTGCGGGTTGAGGTTTTCGCCAAGTTCTGTGCGCAGTTGTTGGTCACTGAGAATGGTGGCCCGCTGGTGCTTGAGGATTGGCAACGCAACGTCATCTTGGACTTGTTTGATGGTGCGCAGGAGTCAGTGATTTTGCTCCCGAAAGGGAACGGCAAGACAACGATGATGGGCGCACTGAGCCTGTTTCATCTTGTGACAACCGAGGACGCCCGGTGTTACATCGCTGCAGCGTCACGCGATCAGGCAACCTTGATGTATCAGCACGCGGCTGGGTTCGTGAAACGCAACCCCAGCCTGCAGGAACTAATCCTTGTCAGGGACGGGTACAGGGAACTTAGGTCAAAGTCAGATACGGGTTTCGTCAAGGTCTTGGCTTCGGATGCGAATACCGCTGATGGCGTGGGTGGCACGTTGTGTTTTGTGGATGAACTCCACCGCCACAAGTCCCCAGCGCTGTACCAAGTTTTCAGGGACGGTCTGGGTAAGCGCAACGGGTCAATGGTCACGATCAGCACCGCTGGCGCTGATTTGGAAGGCCCACTTGGGAAGTTGAGGACTCGTGCTCACCAGTTGGAAGATCGAATCCAAGATGGGTTTCATTTTCGGGCTCGTAGCAATGATGGTTCGTTCGTTGCTCATGAGTGGTGCGTGCCAGAGAGTGAGGACACGGACAACATTGAGCTTGTCAAGCAGGCGAACCCGTCGAGCTTTGTAACCGTTGAGGATTTGCGCAGGCGCAGGGAGTCACCGTCTACGCATGAACGGGACTGGTTGCGGTTCGCTTGTAATCAGTGGGTTGTCAGCATGGATGATGCTTGGCTCGAACCGGGCAAATGGGATTCGCTTTATGAGACTGGCGCGTTCGTTCCAGACGAAGCCGAGGTTTGGGTTGGCGTGGATATTGGCCTTCGTCACGACACGTCAGCCGTGACCGTCATCCATAAGCGCGATGACGAAAAGTGGGTTGTTGAGGCAAGGGTCTGGACGCCACCAGAGGGCGGCGAAGTTTCACTTGCTGAGGTCGAGGGCCACATCATGGACTTGCACAACAAGTTCAATGTGCGCGGCGTCGTGTATGACCGTTGGGCTTTCAGTCGCAGCGCTCAGGAATTGGAAGCCAGGGGCGCTTATTGCATTGAGTTCCCAATGACGAACGAGCGCACGGTTCCGGCGTGCAGTCGGTTGCTTGAGGCAATCAACCGGGGCGAGCTGGTCCATAACGGCAACACGGAGCTTGAGGCTCACGTGCAGGCCGGAACAGTAAAAATGACTGAGCGTGGCGCTCGCATCACGAAGGGCAAACCTTCACAGGGCGGCAAGAAAATTGACGCACTGATCGCGTTGCTGCTGGCGTTCACGGTGGCGAATGACAACGACGGTGGCAACGAGAGCATTTACGAGCAGCGTGATTTGGTCACGCTCTAAGTGGAGGGACACACTTTGGGACTGTTTGACAGGTGGACTCGCCGTGACCAACCCGTGGTTGAGTTGGAGAACGAGGAAGCCATTTACCTTGAGGGGTCTTACTCCGGTGAGCGTGTTGATCCCAAGTCAAGTATGCGTCTTATTCCGGTTTGGGCGTGTGTGCAACTGATCAGCGGGTCGATTGGCAGTTTGCCGTTGCGTGTTTATCGCACGGACGCTGACGGTCGCAAGGTGGAGACACCTAAGCACTCGACTGCGAAGCTGTTTGCTTCGCCGAATCCTTGCATGGGTGGTGACGAGCTGATCGAGCACGTCACATTGTCGTTGAACTTGTGGGGCAACGCCTTCGTTTACAAGAACAAGGCCAACGGCACAGTCAACGAGTTGTGGCCCCTTGACCCGAGTCGCGTCAGGGTCACTCGGTCAAAGGACGGGTTCCCGCTGTACGTCGTGGATAACGACAAGGGGCCGTTCACGTCAGCTGAGATTATTCATTTCAGGGGCTTGAGCTACGACGGACTTGTCGGCCTCAGTCCAATTCAACAGGCTTATCAGGGGTTAGGGAACTACAAGGCCGCTGAGCGCTTTCAAGGCCGCTTCTGGGCGAACAACGCTACCCCCGGCGGCATCCTGAAACACCCGAACCGCTTGAGCCCAGAAGCCGCCCAGCGACTCCGGGCGCAGTGGGGTGCAGCGCATAGCGGCAACAACCAGTCAAGCACCGCGATCCTCGAAGAGGGCATGGAATACCAACCACTGTCCTTGCCGATCGCTGACAGTCGCCTATTGGAAACCATTTCCGCTGGTGTCCTGGACTGTTGCCGCGTTTGGCAAGTCCCGGCGTCAATGCTGCAGACAAGCATTGCTGGCAAGTCCATGACTTACAGCACTACCGAGCACGAGTATTCGCACTACACGCGATTCACGTTGCGTCGATGGATGAGCCGCATTGAAAAGACACTGCAGCGCGACGCTGACCTGTTCTCCATGAACGGGTTGGGCGCACAGATGAGCGTTTCGTTTGACACAAGTGACTTGACCCGTGGCGATAACAAGACGATTGCTGACATCAGCATCGCGTTGTTCAAGGAAGGCTTGATCAGTCGTGACGAGGCGCGTGTGGATCTGGGTCGAGGCCCGTTCGACAACGTGGCACAGCCGGACATCCCGCCGGCGTTACCTGCAGCTGAAGCTGCCCCAGTTCTTGGTCAATAAGGAGAGACTCAAATTGTCAGTTTCAGCACCCGACATGTACGAAGAAATGCCTGAGCCCGGAGAGGGAACTGCAGCTGAGGCTGCCGTCGATCTCGCTTCGTGCATTGAAGAGCTCGCGGAAGCCCTTGCGGATACCGTGGTGTTCAAGGCTCGCGCTCATGGCGCTCATTGGAACGTCAAGGGCCCCGGCTTTGGCGCGTACCACGAGTTGTTTGGTGAGATTTACGAGGACGCTGATGGTGCGATTGACCCGCTCGCTGAGCAACTGTTGAAACTTGACCTTGATGCGCCCTCGACGTTGAGCGAGTTCAGTGAGCGTTCAACGATCAAGCCAGCTCCCGTGTCTAGTGATGATCCGCAAGTCCTTGCAACGGATTTGAGGGACATGAACGACATGCTCTTGGACAGCCTTGAGGACGCCTACGAGTGCGCGAACGACATGTGCGAAACGGCTGGCCTTGCGAACCTGTTGGCTGAGCGCATTGACATGCATCGCAAATGGCGGTGGCAGCTGACTCGCTCAATCAGTAACGCTGCAGAAGCACCCGTGGTTCCGCCAATGAACCCTGATGAGTCCCTTGAGGTTGAGGAGGACGCCATCAGTCGCGCACGGATCGTTAGTGACGTTGAACTCAGGTCAAACCCAAGTCTTGTAAATGAGCTGCGCAACAACAGCGAGGACATTGTTGAGCGCCGCATGATTCCGACGAAGACTGAGATCCGTGCGAACGCTGACGGTTCGTGGGTGCTGAGTGGTCTTGCAGCCGTGTATGACAGTCAGTCGCAAGACCTCGGGAACTTTCGTGAGGTCATCAAGCGCGGTGCGTTCAGGCGCATCTTGAATCAGCCTGGACTGAACGTCAAGGCGTTGTTCAACCATGACCCGAACCTTGTGCTTGGTTCAACACCTGGAACGTTGACGCTTCGTGAGACACCGCGTGGCCTCGCGTACGAAGTGAACGTGGCACCAACTACTGCAGGTAACGATTTGCGTGTCCTGATCGAGCGCGGTGACGTCACTCAATCATCGTTCGCGTTTAGGGTCGGGGAGCAAGCGTGGGACGACATGCCCGACGGCACCCTTCAGCGCACCATCACAGACTTCGCCGACCTGCTGGACGTCTCAGCAGTTACTTACCCGGCGTACACGGACACCACTGCTGGTGTTCGTTCCAAAGATTCATCAACTGATTCGTCAGAGCAAGCTGGGGGCACCGCCGTGCAGCCCAGTGTTCAGGCTGACGAGTCATCCCGGCGGGCTGATGAAGAAGGCGCGCACCGTCACCGGTTGCGTCGCCAGCGTTTGCGCGAAAACCGCGCAGCGTAACCACATAAACCGGCCCGCCAGGGCCACACAATGAAAGGAGTGATCATGTCCGTGGACAAGATCACCGCCCTTCGCCAGAAGGCAGCTCACGAGCTTGTCGAGATGCGTCGCATTCTTGATGAGAACGAGGTGCTTACTGCGGAGCAGGCACAGGAGTACGACCGTCGTGAGGCGGATTTCGATGCAACTAACGAGACCATTGCTCGCATGGAGAAGGTTGCTGGTATTGCACCGGCCCCGTCTTTCAGCGAGGGCCGCAGCCTTGCGCTCGGTGATGGCGAGGACGTTGTTATCGACGAGGGCGTTGGCGCTGAGAAGCGTGGATCGGTTGACATGTTTGATCGTTTCCTGCGCTCAAAGGGCACTGATGTTGAGGCTCGTAACTCAATGCTTGTTGGTACTTCATCAGCTGGTGGTTCGTGGGTTCCGCAGATCTGGGAGAGCAATCTCATCCAGTCGCTGGTTCTCAGCACCAAGCTGTTTGATGTTGCGAACGTCATTGAGACAACGAACGGTCAGGTCATCAACCTTCCAACCCAGACCGCTGATGAGCAGATCGCACTTGTAACGGAAGAGGGCACGTACTCGAACCCGAACCCGACCACAAGCGTGAGTCAGCTGAACGCCTACAAGTACGGTGCAATTGTCAAGGTCTCGGAAGAGCTTCTTGCCGACGCAGCTTTCGATATCAGTGGGTACATTCAGCGTCAGGCCGGTCGTTACCTCGGTAATCAGATTGGTGCTGTTCTTGCCACGGGTTCTGGCTCAAGCCAGCCTCAGGGCATCAAGAACGCAACTGTTGGCGTGACGCTTGCGAGCGCGACGGCAACTACTTCTGACGAAGTGTTTGACGCTCAGCACTCACTGTCAGCTCCGTACCGTGCGAATGCTGCATGGTTCGTGAACGACACGTGGCTGAAGAACGTCCGTAAGCTCAAGTCAGCTCCCGGTGGTACAGGTTCCTCCGGTGACTACCTGCTGCAGCCCGGTCTGTCAGCTGGCGCACCGAACACCCTGCTCGGTTCACCCGTTTACATCGAGCAGCTTGACGCACCAGCATCAACCAAGATCGTTGCTGTTTACGGCGATCCGCAGAGCTACATCATCCGTCGCACTCCGCTGAACATCACTGTTCTTCGTGAGCGCTTCGCTGACGTGGGTGACATCGGATTCAAGGTCAACGTTCGCGTTGACGCTCGTATCGCCGATGCCTCCGGCATGAGGGCCATCAAGCAGGCCACCTAGCAGTCACGTTGCCCCCCGCTTTCGGGTGGGGGGCACGTTTGCTGTTCATTCTTGAAACAAGGGGGGAAAACCAATGGCCGCCACGGTCAAAGTCAAGCTGCACGTTTGGCGCAGTAACAGTCTCGAAACGCACTTTCCCGGTGACGTAATCGAAGTATCAGCAAACGAGGCTCGTCAGTTGATTGAGACGGATCAGGCGGAACCCGTTGCTGAAACTCGCGCTAAGCGCGCAAGCAAAGCCACTGCCACTAAGACTTCAGAAAGCAGGTAACCAGTGCAGCGAGTCGTCAAAGGCATTCCGAGCACGTTGACGCTCGCAACATCACTCAAGGCGACGGCGGGCACCGTCACGATCACTCGTGACCGCGATAGCAGCGTCATCGTGAACGCCCAGGCGGTTACGTGCAAGGCACAAGCAGTGAGTTACACGCTGCCAGCCCAGTCAGGTGAAGCGAACCTGACAGCCGTTTGGACGTTGAGTACGGCGTCAGGAACAATGACTGTCAGCGAACCCGTTGAGGTCGTGTCGTTTGAGTCCTGCAGCCTCGCTGAGATGCGAGCCCGCAGGCCACTCGATGACGTAAACCGTTACCCCGACGCATTGTTGATCAAGGCTCGCACAGAGCTTGAAAACGAATTGAACGCTAGGGCTGGAGTGAACTTCGTTGGTGGCGAGTTCACGGTCACAGTTGACGCGCCTCACAGCCGCGAACTGTTCCTGCCGATCGGTCGCCCGCAATCATTGTCCAGTGTCGTAATCAACGGGGCCGCGTTGTCAGCCAGTGACGTTGCTGACATCGTCATCGACCCGCGCTCAGGGAGCTTGTGGCGACGTTGGGGCTGGCACATTTACGGAATTGACGGGTGGCTCAAAACCCGCATGAACATCACGATCACGGGCGTTAGTGGCTTCAGTCAACCCGTGGGCGGATTGAGTAACGCCATCGCAAAGGGAGTCAGGCACATGGTTGTTGACTCCCCCACAAGTGATCGTGCTACGAGCATCAGTAACGAGGACGGCACAACCCAGAACTTGATTGTGGCCGGGTACTCACGGGGCGCAATGTTTGGCATTCCAGAGCTGAACACCCTTGTTGAGCAGAACCGCACCACGTTCGGTGTGGCATGACTAATGCCCTGAACGTCAAACGCGCCATCGTCACGGCGATCAGGCAGCAACCGGAGTTCCAGAACCGTCAGGTCGAACTGGGGCACCCCGGTTCGCTGATTGAGCACGAGTCAGTGTTCGTTGTGAGTGTCAGTGATGACGAAACAGCCAGGTCACTTGGCAAGGCTCACAGGCGTGAGACGTTGACAGTTGAGCTGGGCATCCTCAGTGAGGTTGTGGGTAGCGATCAGGTTGAGGCGCAGGAACGCGCTTACGTGATGCTCGCCGGTGTCGAGAACGCTGTTGCCCAGGACTCGTCACTGGGCGGACTGGCGTTGATGAGTGAAATTACTGGGTTCTCGGAAACGAGTTTCAGTGGTGATCAGCGTTCTGTTAGTGAGATCACTGTGCAGGTACGTGTTGTGGCAAACAAGGACTTCGATGGGAGTTGAACATGAAGATCAAGTATGAGGGGCCGTGTAATGGCGGCGTTGAGTTGGTTGAGCAGGGCTTGAAGGCAAAGCCGGGTGACGTTGTTGACGTTCCGGCAGATGTCGCTAATGAACTGGTTGCGTCCGGTGAGTGGACGAAGCCCGATAAGAACGATGCACCAGTGGTGCAGGAGGGTGGTAACTGATGGCCCGCGTTGGCGATCTGACATTTGCAGTAGGTCGTGAGACGACAGCCGGCACTGCTGTTTCCCCAACCCGTCGTTTTGAGATTGTTGACGAAAACCTTGCCCTGCAGATTGAGCGCATTGAGTCAAAGGCGATCAAGACTGGTCGCAAGGGTCTTGCAACTACTGGTTGGGCGGCTGGTGCTCGTAGCGTCGAGGGTGACTTCAGTGTTGAAGTACCAAGCGCCGGTTTCGGAACGCTTGTTCGCGCACTGTTTGGCTCACCGACAACAACGAACAACAGCCCCGTCACGGGCACGTATACACACGTGTTCAACAACTCCAGCAGCGTTGATGGTGAATACCTCACGTGCGAGGTTGTTCGTAGTGACGTGGCTGGAACTCAGCATAAGTTCACTTATTCGGGTGTGGCCGTTATGAGTGCCGAGTTCAACGCTGCCGTCAATGAGTTCGTCACGGCAAAGTTTACGGTGGATGGCATGAACGAAACTGTTAGTGCCGCATCACCCACGTCAGCTAGTTACGTAACATCGTCACCGTTGGTGTTCACTGGTGCAACGTTGACAGTTGACAGCACCGCGTTCGCAGTCAAGTCTTTCAACACAAAAATTGACACTGGCCGCAAGGGTGACAGGTACTTCCTCGGGTCGAACACTAAGAGCAGCCAGGTCGAAGCTGGTATGCGCGAAGTGACGGGCTCACTTGACGTGGAATGGACGGGCCTTACCCCGTACCAGAAGTTCACTAATGGAACGACTGCAGCGCTTGAAGTGACGTTCCAGACGCAATCGTTCATTACTGGCAGCACTTACGGGTCAGTGAAGATCACGTTGCCAGCGTGTCGTTACGACGGCACGACACCCACGTCCAATGGCATGGACATCATTTCTCAAAGCATTCCGTTCAAGGCATTGGATGACGGCACGAATGAGGTCGCCAAGATTACTGTGATCTCAACTGACGCGACGTACTAAGTGGCTGAACTTCAGTTCACGGGTTACGGATCTCGCATTGAGGTTGACGCTGATGGGGTTCGTAAAGCCCTGATTCGTGTTGCCCCAGAACTGGAAAAGGACTTGCGTGACGAGCTGAAACGTTTGACACGGCAGGCCCGTGACGAAGTGAAGCTGCGGGCCCCAGTCCGAACCGGGCAGTTGAAGCGAAACGTGACGACAAGTTTTCAGTTCTCGAAGTCACGGACTCAGGCGTTCGTGACGATCAAACGCCCTGGCGGTTCGTATGCGTGGATCGTTGAGCACGGCAGAAAGAAGGGCAATGGTCCGTTTCCGGGCCGGGGTTACATCGCTGAAGCACGCGCAATCAGCATCCCTCGCTTTGAGGCTGGTGCTGAGAAGGCAATCGACAAGGCCCTTCGTTCGACGGGCTTGAAATAGAGGGGGAAAGCAAGTGAGTGACATCGTAAAAATCAAAGTTGAGGATGAAGTCTTTGACCTTGACATGAGCGCCTTGACGTGGGGTGAGCTCACCGAGTTGGAAGAGGTCGCGTTCGGTGGCGAAAGCATCGAGGCCGTGAACCTTGAAAGCGCCAGGGGCATCGTTGGCCTTGCGTGGCTTGCTCGTAAGCGCAAGTACCCACAGACAATCATTGACGACGTGAAGCGCCTCCCGGTTGGGTCGGTTGAGGTTGTGGAGTCGGACCCTACGACCGCCGGAAACCCCGGCGAGGACGTGGACTCTGGACCCCAGTCCTGAGCGACCGGCTGGGAATCCAGCCGTGGGACATGGAGCAGTTGACGGATCGTGAGTGGCGGCTTATTCACGAGTATTTCAAGGCTGAAGAGCAAGAGATGAGGAGGCAGCGTGGCTAAGAACGACACCATTGCACTGAAGCTTGTTGCCGATAACAATGACCTCACCAAGAAGCTTGGGCAGAGCACTCAGCAAATCAAGCGCCTTGAAAAGCAACTGGAGCGCGCTGGCAAGGGTGGCGGCCAGAATCTTGGTGGTGTCACTAAGAGCATGGGTCTTGTGGCGGGTGCGACGTTGGGTGCATCGAAGGCGTTTGATTTCCTTGAGTCGTCAGTTCATCGCACTGAGGAGCTGACTAAGGCAACGCTGAAGCTGTCGAAGGTGACGGGTTTGGACAACGTGTCGAGCGCGGAGTTCGTGCAGGTCGCTCAGTCGCGTGGTGTCAGTGCTGAAAAGTTGAACACGTCATTTTCGGCGTTGTCAAAGGGCATTTACGCGGCGACGCATGGCAGCAAGAAGCAGGCTGAGGCGTTTGACCAGCTTGGCGTAAGCCAGAAGGCGCTGGATAGCGGTGACTTGAAAACCGTGCTGATGCAAGTCAGTGACGGCTTGAAATCTCAAACCAGTGACGCTGACCGCCTTGCACTGAGTCAGAAACTGTTGGGTCGAGGCGGCAAGGACTTGATGGGCGTGTTTGCTGGTGGCAGCAGCGAGTTGAAGAACTCGCTGAACTTGTACAAAGCAAACGCTGAAATGATCGCTGAGGACAGTGGCAACACGAAGCAGCTTGCGGCTGATAAGCGCAAGCTCAACAGTGCACTCGATGGCGTAAAGGTCAGCTTGGGCACTGCCGTCATTCCTTACATGCGGATCGCTACGGGTGTCCTCACCAAGTTCTCGAATCTAAGCCCCGGTTTGCGCAAGGCGATCGTGACGCTCGGGGGCATCATTGCTGTGGTCATGGTCGTAGCGAAAGTCACACAAGCGTTCAAGGTGTTGTTCCTTGTCCTGAACGCAAACCCGTGGATTTTGTTTGCAACCATTGCGATTGCTGCAGGCGTGTTGATTTGGAAAAACTGGGGCAAAATCACTGGTTGGCTGAAAGGCGCGTTCAACTCGATCAAGTCCGTGTTCTGGACTGTCGCGCACGCCATTCAGGACGCTGCCCGCAAAGGTTTCCTCGGGCCAGCCGCGTGGATCATCACGCACTGGGGCGAGGTCACTAAGTTCATTAGTGGCCTTCCGAGGAAACTGGGTGGTTACGCCAGATCAGCTGGTTCAGCAATGTGGAATGGGCTGAAGGCAGGCGCGTCAGGTGTCTTGGGTTTCGTGAAGGGCATTTTCAACGGTGTTATTGGCGCTTTGGAATCTGGGATCAACTCAGCAATTTCGGGTGTGAACTCAGCAATCAAATTGTTCAACAGGTTGCCTGGGCCTGACGTGGGAACGGTTGGCAACGTCGGTTTGCCTCGGTTGGCTCAGGGTGGGTTGATTACGAGCCCGACGTTGGCGATGGTTGGTGAGGCTGGCCCTGAGGCGGTCATTCCGTTGTCGCGTCCAGCTCGTGCAGCGCAGGTAATGAAACAGGCTGGGTTGGGTGGGTCGAGCAACAGTTTCGTAATCAATAATTACGGGTCGCAGCTTGACGAGTCGGCACTTGCCGCGAAAATCGGCTGGCAGCTTGCAGCTAGGGGCGTAGCATGATCACGAGCGTGACCCTTACGCCACCGATGGCCGGCGCCGCAGCCGTGACACTTCACGGCAATAGCCAAACGAACCGCAACCTTGCTCGCATTCAGGGGCTTGTGGGCCCGCCGGCACCTCGGGACGTTGTTCGTCCTCGATCGCAAGCCGATGGTGTCATTGACCAAACGACGTTTATGGCTGAGCGCACCATCACTCTTGAAGGTGAGATTTGGGGCAGCACGGGTGGCGCGGCCATTAGTGACCTCAGCATCGTGTCAGAAGCGTTCACGTCAAGCCTGTTGGCACCGGCCACTCTTATCGTCACGTATGAGAACGGCACTGAACGGCTCTGCCAAGTGAAGCTCAGTGGCAGCGTTGACGTCAGTGTCGAGGGCGGATCACGCCTTGTGCAGTACCAAGTGCAACTCAGGGCAGCTGACCCACGCTGGTACGCAAATTCACTCAATGCCGTCACGTTGTCGCGCTCAACAAGTGGCTTGACATGGACGACGTCAACAAGTTCTGGGACTACTAACGCTGGGACGGCACCTTCACCGCTCACGGTGGAAGTCACGGCCCCGACCGGGAACTCGTTGACTGTTTCGGAAATCTATGTGACCGTCCCGTCAACGTATGCGAGCCTTGTGCCACAATCCTATACGGGGCTGTCGGGCACAACGCCATCGTTTTCGATTGTCGGCACTGGCACAGGGTTCACTATCGCAGCCGGAACGACACGCACGTTCTATTCGAGGACGCGCACCGCATCGAGCTTGAGCGACATTGACTCACGAACTGAGTGGCCCATGATTTATCCGGGCACTGTCACGATGGGCCTTTCAACCACGTCTAGCAACGTCAACGGGGCCAAGTGCGTTTTTTCTTGGTCAGACGCTTACATCTAAAATGGGGTTTTGGACTGCAACGATCGAGAAGGTTGACAAGACCGTCTTGGCCTACTGCACGACTCTTGGCGCGTCCACATTGACGTTGCCACTGAACGCCCCCAGTGAGTTCCAGACTTCGTTTCACACGTCCGGCCTTGACGCATCAGCAATCTTCACTCAGCTGCAAACGGGTGCAGTGTTTATTCGTTTGAGGGAGAACGGCACAACTCGTTTTTGGGGGCAGATGAGTGACGCCCAAGTGCAGATTGACGATGACGCCACAATGTCAGCGACGTTTCAGGACATAACGGGCCCGCTCGCCGGAGTGCAAACACGCAGGCCAGTTTCGTTTGGTTCAGCTGTAAGCGGTTTCCCGTATTACTTCAACAGCAGCCAGTCAACGATCGTTAGCAACCTGTTTGCGATCCGTACCGGCTCGATCAGTGGCAGCGAGCATTACGGGCCACTTGTTCAACCAGTGCGCAGCGGTTCCGTTAGCACCACTCGCAAGCTCAGCCCGGACACGGCAACCGTGTTGGAAGTCCTGCAGGGCATGAGCGAACTCGCTAACGGCACAGAGTGGTACGCCAGCCCCGTTGGTGCGACTGACGCGACCGTGTACATCAGCTCACAAATGGGCACTGACAAGACGGCAAGCGTCGTGTTGCAGAACCGAGCGAACAGCCTCGCCAACGTCATGTCGATCACGTCGCAATACCTACCACCCCGGAACATCATTTGGGTCAGGGACGATCAAAACCGCATCAGGCGCATTGGTTACGACGCCACATCAGTTGACGCTTATGGCGAGTACAGCACTGTCATTCAGAAGGTCAACCGGTGGAGCCAAACGGATCAGGACGTGTCAGATGCGCAGCTGCGCCCTGACTGGCGGCAAATCCTTGACCTGAAGCTCGAACCAACCGTTTCGCCACGCCCCTGGACTGACTTTTATTTGGGTGACACGTTGAACATTGACTTGAGTCGTGACGGTTGGAGTTACTCGGGTTCGCAGCGCGTGAACACGATCACGTTTGACTTTGATGATCAGCTCATTGAGTCAAGCATTGGCACTCAGTTTGAGGTGATCTAGTGGCCCGGTACGAACGCAGACAGAACCTTCATTCGATTATTCAGAGCACCAGTTCGCAGGTGCAGGACACTCAGGCCGCGTTTGCTTACACGGCAACACGCAAATGGACGCCTGCAACTACGACGGTGAACTCAACCACGCCGAGCGTGACTGTTGTCAGCGAGTACGTGAATTGCAATGACACGGGCTTGCTTGAGGTTTACGCGCATGGGTTGGGCACCACAAATGGTGCTGGCAAGTACGGCGCGCTGGTTGTGTACATCGACGGCAACAAGATGTACGCGGACTCGCTACTGCAGTGGGGGTCAGCGTCAGCGGCTGTAACTACTGAGCGGCGTTTCAGTTACCCGAGCGCGAAACTTGGTTCACTTGACCGGCTTGGTGGGTTTGTTGTCGTTTGGGACGCGAGCACCACTGCGTTGAGTGCTGGCGCGCACCTCATCGAAGTAAAAATAGAAACCGTTGGAACGGGCGCGTCGTGTACCGCTTCCGACCTACTGATTGCTTACAGGATTTCGTGATGACCGCAGGCGATAAGGAATGGCTCTTGAGAGAACTCGACGGAATCAAGAAGAGCGTTGACAGTGTTGACGAGAAGGTCGATGACGTCCGTGAGCGCGTCACTCGCCTGGAGACGAGCAGCAAGGTCACGATTGCGTTCTTGACGTTCCTGATTGGGGCAGTGCCCGTTGGGTT